TGCTCGCCCTGAGGGCCGGTATCACCTTTAGGACCCTGTTCACCCCGTGGCCCTTGCTCGCCCTGAGGGCCGGTATCACCTTTAGGACCCTGTTCACCCCGTGGCCCTTGCTCGCCCTGAGGACCTGTGTCGCCTTTAGGACCTGTTTCTCCCTGCGGGCCTTGCGGTCCTGGTGTTTTTGCAATCTCTTTCGCTTCTTCCAGCGCTGTCAGTGCACCGGACTCGTGCAACTCCGCGTTTTTTGCTGCCTGTTCTGCACGATCTGCATCCAGTGAAACCGAAGACACAATTTGTTCCACGTGCTTTTTATCTTCGGCAACGGATTCTGCATTCTGCTGTACGTTATCCGCCAGCGTCTCGCAGTCGCTCTTAATTTGTTGCGCATCAGCGACATGTTGCCCGGCCTGTCGTTCGCTTTTCGCTGCCGCTTCCGCGCTCTGCTGCGCCTGCGCCACCATTTCCTCAAAGCGTTTCACTACATCCGGCTTTAAATCGCCTTCATCAAGGGCAGTCAGAAAATCATTCAGTGTGCCGGGCTTTGAGTCGTCGTAAACCGAAATGTCACCCACGCAGCACTTAGGGCCGTTCTTTTGCTTGATGTGTACGGTGTATTTACCTTTTTGTGCTTCAAAGGCATACTGTCCCGCCGCATCGGTTTCAATAACCGCAAATGATTCAGTGACCACTTCACTGGTATTAACCAGTGCATCTAAATAAATTTTGCATTCCGCCATCGGAACGCCAGCGCCATTAATCAGCGCCCCTGAAATTAATACAGACATAGAGCCTCTGAGTGATAAAAAACCGCCTGCTGGCGGCTGTGGAATTTATTCAAAGTCTGACCAGTCGATATCTGGTGCATTTTCCGGTTGAATACGATTTAACTTTATTCGTAATTTTCTGAGGGCTGTCAGTTGCTCCTGTTCCTCTGGTGTTGCTTCACCAAAATCAACAGCATCCTGTAAGATTGCGATTTGTTCTCCAGTCTGTTTCAGCAGGCTGGCTTTCTTTTCTGCCGCCTGATTAATCAGCGCATCACGCTTCGCCTCTTCATCCGTCACCCACTGACTGCCATCCCAGCGCTGGTATTCTCCGTCTGGTGCAATAAATGTGACATTTTCAGGAAGTTCCCCCAGTTCAGATATCGGGACTGCATTTCCGGTTTCTGTTGAATAAACCGTTTCCCCCCGATGGTCTTCAACCAGACGCCATGAATTGTCAGCAGTATCAAACATTGCTGTAAAACCTTCGGGGATTTCCGGCGGTACAATATCCGTACAGTTTGCGGGTAATCCGGTATGAGGCGGTATATAAGCGTCACCACTGCCGATAAATTCTTTTGTATCTTCAAGAAAATTAAATACACGAATGGTCCGTGCTTTATCGCTCATTTTAAAAGTCATTATGCAAGCCTCACAATATAGTTAAATGCGATGTTTTTGACGGTGTTTTCCGTATTGCCCGCAGCGTTAACGGTGATGGTGTGTCCGTGTGGACCAATAGCAACGGAGTGTGCATGTGCACCAATTGGAACAGCGTGCGCATGGTTACCTGTAGTGTTTGTGACACCAGACCAGGTTCTGGAAGCGTTAAAGTTTACAGGAACACCATAAGTAAAATTAGAACCCGTAAATCCATGGGATGCCGCAGAGCCACCCAGTGTAAATGCTCCACTTGCTGTATAGAAATTACCGCTATCACTCCTGAAGTAACCGAGAGTACCGGTAATTTCCATAGTGCCTCGGTTGTGGTTATGGTCACCAGTGGCATTTGAAGACTTAGTACCATAATCAAACGACGACGTGGTTTTCGTCCCCAAATCCGTACTGGACGCACTGGCACTGTGGGCGTGTGATTTAATGCCGTCCTGCTCCTGAGACAATACAGCACGACCACTGGCAGGCTTACCCTTGATTGTCCAGCCCCGCATATCCGGGATAATCCCGGATGGGTAGACAGCTGCAAGTTTAGGGTAAGAGCCTTTATCAAAGCTCTGCCCCTGCATTAAGGCATAGCCGGGTGGCACTGAATCAGACGGCCACGGTATTGGGGTACCTACCGGTAAAGCCACTCCCTGCAATTCTGTTATTTTTTCCGCCAGTGATTTTACTGCCTTTGGTGTGGCTGCTTCCGTTTCTGAATCACTGTCTGTTGCGCTACTGAGCTGAACGATGCCCTTCTTCGTTAATGATGCGTCAGGAACTTTTTTCCCGACATATTGCGATATAGCATCAACCAGTTGATTTTGTTTCTTCGGGTCCGGTGATATATCAGCCGCACGGAGCAAATTAATAAGTTCCTGTTGCAGGTCACGAATGGCTCCCTGCTGATTATTCATGTGTTCAGCATAAACAATAGTGCCCTCAATGCCCTGAGTGGGGTCACCATCGTGAAACAATTGATCCGGCGTATTCACCGGAGGCATTAAATTCTGCATTACTGCTTATCCTCATACGTGAAATAACAGTCTGTAAAAGCCGGTTTAAGGTCTTTAAACGTGTTTTCTAAAATGGATTCACCAAAAGCTGTCAGCGGTTCGCCTGTTGCAGATGCGCCCGTTCTGAAACGGTATACCGGCGTTTTTGCACCAATAACATTGACCTGCCATACCCAGCGCATTTCAGGGATAAACAGACGGTCACCGCAACGATTTACCCCGGTGTGAAAGGCTCGTGGTTCGGTTATCGTTATGGTGTATCCCAGGCTTGCGGCCAGATTTTTAAAATAGGGAATGGACAGCCCGCCCGTTGCCGCCATTTTTACCAGGATGTTCTGCCGCCGCTCCTGTTGGGTTGCCCCTTCACGGGGGACAACACCATACACGCGCTCCCAGTCGGACAGTGTCATTGATGCCTGCAACGGGGTGATTTGTGCCAGAACGCGCGCCGCTGAGGCCTTCACGGCCTCCATGACGTTAGCCTCGGCTGTCAGCTCCGCGGAAATATATTTCCCGTTCAGGTCATAACTGACCGGCGGCAGCATGACGCGGAATAAATCGACTGTATTCACGAATTAACCCTCCCGGGGAAATGGCTGAATATCAATATTTCCGGGGCGCAGCCATTCCCACGTTGACGCATTAATCACGGCTTTTACATTCCCGTCAGGCGTGATTATTTTTCTGTCACTCACACCGGAAATGAGTGAAATCTGGGTTTCCAGTTGTGAAATAATTAATTCCTGCCCCGGCTCCAGTCGGTTCATGAAATCCGTGACAACGTCAGTTATCTGCGGTTTTATCTGCTCAACGGTCAGGCCGCTGGTTTTTACCCGGACAACGAAATCAACGGTTTTTTTCGTCGGAGCCAGTACCATCGTGTCCTTCGCTGTAACCGGGCGGACTTCCTCAATATGTGCCAGCACGGCATTGATCAGTTCCTGCGAGGGGAGGTCATTGGCTGACGTAATAGCCACATCAACAGTACCTTTCCCTCTGCGCAATGGCTCCACATATGCAGACGTAACGCCATCCACTTCCAGCGCCCAGCGTTTGTAATCATATTTATTACCGCCAGCGGGCGGCCTGCGCAGAATATCCAGATAACGCGCCAGCAGGTCGGCGTCGCTTTCCCTGTCCGTTCCGCCGGTCAGGGATTTAATCGTCACCGTGCTGTTGATGCCTTCCGGTGGGCTGACCAGCGTTGCCGTCTGCGTCGTGGATGCATTCGTCTGTGCACCCGTGGCGGTGCTTTTTACCGTCACCTCTGCGCTGCCTTCATCACCGATGGTGCACTCTGCGGTGGTGGTCACGCTGACACCTTCACCACGAATTTCCGCACCGGCTGGCAGCGTCTTACCGGGTGTGCCGGTAATCACTGCCTGACCGGATGAGGCCGTTGCCTTTTTACGAAAAACATTGCGCGTACGACAGTGCAGCTCCAGATATTCAGGGTCTGCCGTATCAGGAAACACCTGACGGAGTATCCACCCCTGATGCATATAAAGCCCGTCAGCCACGCCGGATACGGCATTTGCACGAATGCGGTAATCGCTGTCAGCGCCGGTGTCGATGGTTTCTCCCGGCAGGGCGTTAGCGATATCACGTAGCTGGCGTTCTGTGTTTTCAGCAACGCCCGGAACAGGAAACGGCATTACATAATCCTCACAGGGTGTTCAAACGTCTGCGGTGTGCCCGCGTTATCCGTGACGGTGATTAACAGCAACAGCCAGCCGCGCTGGCCCGCTTTCGTGTCAACGGTAATGGATTTTGCCCGCCCGTCATCAAGCAGGGGCTGAAGTGCCTGGCTGGCATACTGCGCCGCAAGCCTGTGAACACGGGAAACGTCTTTTTCCCGCTTCAGTTCGTGCAGGCGTGACCCCAGCGACGCATCCGCCCAGTAACTGCCAAGCGGTGTCGCCAGTCGCAGATAAACCGCGTTATGGAGTGTGTAAATCCGGCGGCGTTCGTAGTCGCCGGTTGCAGGTGAAATCGTCTGGTCCATGCCGCCAGTCTGGCAGCATGGACAGGTCAGAATCAGGTGAGGGTGTTCAGCACTTAATTATGCGGCAGGCCGGATATGCCGTGAGGGGTATCGTGTTTGTGTGTTCCGATTTTAACGCCATTAATGGTGACGTCAACGGAGGTAATCACACCACCCACATGGTTGATGTTGCCTTCAAAAGTGGCGGCGTATTCCTTGCCTCCACGGATGGCCATGCCACCGTTGCCGGTGATTTTACCTTCCACCGTCAGCTTATCGCTGGCCGTCAGTAACGGTGTCGTGAATGCGGCGTTCTCCTCTGCCTCAACCTCATAGCGTTTGCATTTCACCCGGTAAACGTCACATTCTGTTTCAATAATCCGCCCGCGCTTCAGCACAATTTTCGCGCCTTCGTCGGTATACAGGGCCACCTCGCCGGGTTTCAGTTCCGTCAGGCGATATGCGCCGTGCTCGGTGGCCACGACGACGGTATGGGAGGTATTACCGTTCAGCGGAACGGCAATACCCATTGAGCCGGGCGGCGGGGATGTGGTGAGGCCGTAATGCTGAAAATACTCCGCACCGTCCAGCTGTTCGCCTGCCAGCCCGTTCAGCTGAAGCAACTGCACTTTGGTCGAACTGTCCACCGTACCGGTCACCACCCTGAATGCCTGGCGAACGGCGGCCAGTGCCTGCTGTATGCGCTGATTAACCTTGTCCCACATCATTTCTCCCAGACCTTAACAATGGCGACTTCTTTTTTCTTTTTGCCCCTGCGGTGATGGCGTTTCTTCTCGCGCGGGAAGGCATCAGGTATCCACACACCATCCTCCTTAAAGCGGAGCCGGGTTGTCTGCCCGCTCCGGCCTCCGCTGAACTCGCGGCCCATCAGAAAAAAGATGGCATCGATGCCGTGGGGTTCGCTGACAATTCGCACACGCTGTCCGGGCTGCCACAGGACACCGTCCGCCGTACGATGACCTGCAACCAGTGCGACGATATCCAGCCCCGACAGGCGGGCATCACTCATCATTTTTTTGGCGCGCCAGTTCACCTGCTCCATGTTGCTGGTGTCGCCCTGGGTGATTATCTGCGGGCGGTAATAATCCACGGTGGGGTCGGTGGCCACGGCTTTCATGTTATGAATGCCTGTCTGACCACTGCCTGTATTATGCCCGGATAATGTGCGCACGCTGCCGTCCTCGTTCCAGATATCCAGCGGCACCACGGCCACCTGTTTCTTGCTGTCTGCGCGGCGGGCGTGGCTTTGAGCCAGTACCGTCAGCTCGGAGAAACAGCCGTTAATGGACCGGGTATCGTCCAGCTCCATCACGTTGTTCCCGGTGCCGTCCAGCTTCATAATCAGTGTGTCCACTGGCGTGGTGGTGTAGTCAGGGCCTCCCACAACCAGCGTCCCGTCAGGCTCAAACCACGGCCATAAGCCGCGACCGGCGGCAGCTTTAGCCAGTGCATCCCACGCACGCATCCCCGGCTCTATAACGACCTTGTCATTACGTGACACACCGGACGCCTGAATACGGATGCGCTGTATCCCCAGCGGTCTGACAATCCTGTCGATGACCTCGTCCAGTGTCAGCTGGTTGGCACTGAATACCGGCGCGGCACAGTCTACCAGAATGGCGGCATCATCACGCCCGGACAGGGTCAGCGTGCAGCTCTGACGGGATACACTGCGGCGCACGCTGTCCACGCGACCACTGAGGACCGTCTCGTCTCCCACCTGCAAACGGACCGGCGCACCCCGGACGATATCCGCCGGGAACACCTTTTCAGGCAGTCCCAGCTGAAGCTGCCACCCGTCGGCGGCTTTCAGGAAATCGCTGTCAATACGATAACTGCTCCAGTCAGAATGCGACCTTCCGGCAATGACCAGGCTGATTTTGTCGTCGTTATTTTGCATAGGCATTAATCACCATCCCGGCGGTTATGTTGTTCGGGTCACGCAGTTGCGGGTTCAGACGTTGCAGCTCTGCCGCACGGCTGTAATCGCCGTACCACTGCCACGCCAGCAACAGCAGACAGCTGTCCGCCAGCACCTGTTTCTGCGTCAGCGGTGGGCGGCGTGAAAGCACCAGCAGGCCGACATCCTGCACGGATGCCGCCACGTTTTTCATGCTCTGAATGATTTCCGGGTACATCAGTCCCAGCGGTGATGCGGTTTCGGTTATCCGTTCGCGTTCGCCTTCATAGCGTTCACGGAACAGCGTGATAGCTGCCTGTAAGCGGGTGCGCACATCCCCGACCAGTCGCCCGATATCCGCCGGTATAAGCTGTTCTGACTGGGCTTCATCGGACAGTATCGCTGTCGCCACGCTGGCCAGCTCTGAGGCCGCCAGGACCGCATAAGCCGCTTTCACGTCCTGTACGTCTTCCACGGACGCATCCGGCGGAAGTGCCACAGACGGCGTTTTATCACCGCTGACCAGTGCGACCGGCAGCGCGACCAGCTCATCCATATCTGCCATCACCTCATTCCAGCAGGTCATCACTGTCGCAGAACTGGCGACGCTGTCTTCTCCGGTCAGTCCGGTCGTGGTGGCGGAATCAGTACGCTCCAGCACCGGCACCGCGTGCCCGACATCTGACGTGTGGATTTCCAGCACCTCTGCCAGCCCGCCGATAAACTTTCCGGGTTCGCTGGCCAGTGACATCATATTGTCGATGGATGAGAGAAAATCGCTTTTGAACGTCAGCAGGGTATTCACCAGCGTGGCACGTACCGTCTGGATTTTTTTAATCACGCTGTTAATGGTCTTTAAAGGGGCCGTAACAGCGTCAAATAATTCGCTTAACTGTGCCAGTAACTTATCCAGTTCTTCAAATAACTGCTGTGCAAACAGCTCCGGTAACGGGGTGCTGAACAACGCGCTGCCGGTGCGGTTCTCCAGAAAGCTCATGTCGATGGTGCAGCTGTCCGGGCTTTCTGCGTCATGGCGAATGCTGTAGCCGGTCACAATCACCGACGGAACGGAGCCATAAACCGGGTGAATCAGCTCACCATCGCCGCCTTCGTCCAGGGCGGCGATCAGCTTTTCGAGTTTATATTCGTAATACTCCCCCCACAGGAACGCCGTCATGCGGAACGGTCGCGCCTTGCGTCCGAGGTCGTGCAAATCCGCCCCGTCAACAAACGGGTATTCATAGACCGCATGGTCGCGGCTGATTTGTTCATCCGTGTTCAGCACATCAAACTGCACGCCACGAAAGGAGGCGTTTTGCAGGTTTTCAGCCCAGCCCATCAGTAAGTTCCTCCCGTGCCTCTGTTGCCGTCCTGAAGGTTGTATTTATTCACCGCTTCCGCCACGACCTGACCATCGAGCACCAGTTGTGTGGTGAAATTTATGGGGCTGGCAGGTGGTCCCCAGTGCGTGAGGTATTCCGGCTGGGTGATGCGTCCGGGTTGCTTTGATGCTGATTCAGGCGTTGTGTTTCCAGCGGCTTTGTTCACCTGCTCCGGTGATGGCAGAGCATCAGCTGCGGCTTTCAGCTCATTATCCCGTTTAAGCATTCCTTCACGGGTAAAGAACAAGGAGCCATCGTCTGCAAAAAACAAACCATGATTATCTGTAAAGTTCTTGATGGTATCGCCAACAACAGCCCCATAAAGTTCTTCTGCGGCCTCATAGCCTGCGTAAATGGTTACAATTTTTCCGGCTGCGCCCATTATTTTCCCCAGACGTCCCTGATTGCCGGAAGCGACTTCACTGATATCTTTTACTTTGGATGCCGTATCCCCAATATCATCGGGTTTATCTGCTTCTCCAGACGTTTTATTACCAGTAATAAATTTCAGTCCGGCAAAAGTGACAGCGGCAGCGGTCATCGCTTTAATGGCGGTGGTGGCAGTTACCACGGATGTGGTCAGTCCTGGAAACTCTTTTCCCGCCCAGGTGATCGCATCAGCTACTGTCCCGGATGCATCAGCCAGTTTTTTCACACCATCCATTTGTGAAAATTCAATGGTGTTTTTAGCCTGCCCGGTTTTAAAATCATTCGTGTCTGATATGAATTTAAAATCCACATCACCCGCGCGCTGACCTTCCGGCAGGGTGCGCTGCTGATTAATCGCGTCTTCAACCTTTTTCCGGTATTCCGGGTTGTTACGGTAGGCTAACAACGCCATCAACGCCTGACGGTCTGCAACCAGCTTTCCGACACCAAAGCCTTCAAGGAGTGTTGTCATCGAATCATAAACAGCCGTCTGCTCGCCTTTGTCCCGGGCGGATGCCAGTTTCTTTTGCAGCTCCTGATAGCGTTTATCGCTGGCAACAATTTTGTCTATCAGGCTGGACAGCGCGTCTATCGGATCCAGTCCATGCTTGCGCGCTTCAGTCAGCGTACCTGAAAAATCAATCCCTTTACCGTTGTAATCAATGCTCTTTGCCGCAGTTTCAATATCATGGCTGGTCAGTTTGGCCAGCAGGTTAACCACGTTATTTCCGGCTTCATCACTGCTGCCCGCCGTGATGGCGGCAGCTTCATTCAGCGCCAGAATCTTGACGAAATCATCTTTGCCTTTCATCCCCGCAGCTGACGCAGCGCCCATTTGCTGGGATAACCAGCGGGCCATGTCGTTCAGTTCAAAGCTGCCTTCTTTGCCCGCTGCAATCGCCATATTCAGAACGGTGGAAATATCTTCATCCCTGAATCCAAAGGTCTTTTTGCCCTTAATCATCACCTTAGCCAGGTCTGTCGCTGATGCACCGGAAGCCGTGGCGTATTTCATCAGTTCAGGTAGCCACTTACTGGCTGTTTCAAATGAAATGCCGTCTTTCAGCAGGGCATCCAGCGTTTCGGCTGCGTCTTCTTTCGTACCGCCGCCATAGGTCACCGCGTTACGGATGCTGCTTTTCATCTGCTCAAGACCAGCCCTGCGCCCCTCCAGCCCACCATCACTGAAGGCGGTATTGGCCATCATTGCCAGCTGGCGTTCGTAGCTCATCTGTCTTTTGACTGGCTGCGCCATAATGGCAGCACCTGCTGCAATACCACCGCCTATTGTCACGGCATTCCCGCCAAATGCAGCCGCACGGGCAAAGCGCCCCCGTTCAGGGATAACAGGCGTTTTCGCCATCTTCATCTGAGCCTGAGTAACGCCATCCAGTTCACGCTTGAGTGCCCGGGCTTTTTCCCGGGTGGCCTGCATGGCGCGTTCCTGCTCCTGCGCAGATTCAAAACCGGCGCGGGCCAGACGGTTATAACTGGCAACCGTCAGATAAATTTCACGCCGGATCTCGCGTTCTGCACGAATACCGAGCGTTTCCCGGGCACGGGCGGCACGCTGTATCTCTTTTGCGGCCTTTTTCGTGCTGTTAATGCTTTCCTGCTCGGTACGCTTCTGCTCTGCGCCTGCTTTCCGGGTTGCCTTTGTTACACCTTCGGTGGCTTTGATAACCTGTTTTTGTCCCTTTTCCAGGACCTGCGAGGCTTCGTCCTTCGCAGTCAGGGTCATGCCAACTTTGAAATTACCGGCCATTTTTCTGCTTACCTTTTCTGCGTTTCTTTCTGAGGGATTTAAATGACTGGCGGGTGGTCTGTGATGTGTCCTTTCTTCCTGAGCTGCCGCCGTTCAGTCTGTCAACGGCGGCAAGCCAGCCGTCCAGCTCGGGACGGCTCATGGTCATGATTTGCTCTTCGGTTATTCCGTAGCGCCCGAGGATGAGGACTGCGAGCCGGAGTCCGGCGAGCCGGGATTCCCGCCGTTCCGCTTTACCTTCAGGACGTTGCGTGATGCCAGCAGAATATTAAAATCGTCCGGCGTCATGTTGTCGTGTAACAGCTCCGCCGTCAGTTCTTCCTGCGGGATATCCCCAAGACGGACCAGCGTTGCCGCCATCACTGCGCAACGGTAGTAATAATCTGCCGCGAAGCCGTCCACCGTCTGAAAGCGTTCTTCGGTTTCTTCCAGTGCCTGCCCGTTATCACGCATGACCGGCAGACGCAGCTCAAAGTTTTTATGAACGGTGCCGTTAAATACCACGCCATCAGACAGTTCGCCGGTCTGTGTATTAATCAAAGTCATCCTGTCACCTTCCTGAGTGCAGCCATTTTGATATCAATTTTCGCTTCACTGTCGACGGTGTATTTCTCACCCACTTCAACAGTGAAGCAGTCCAGATAGGAGGTGCGCTTACCGCTGTTGCTGAGCGGATAAATTGAAATTTTCACACCTTCCAGATTTTCCCAGTCCGGCTCGTTGGTATCAGGGATAACCGCCGAAACTGAAATATCGTAAGTGGCAATGCCACGGGCAAAGCCTTTAGCCCTGCCGGTTTTGTTCATGGTCTTGACCAGCTTTCGCCCGGTGTTGATCTGAACATCGAAGTCGGTGATCTCGATTTCCTGGCTGTCCACCTCCAGCACAATCGAGCCGACATATTCTTTAATGGACATTTACCGCGCTCCTTACAAAATCATGTCGATGCGACCGGCAAACACGTGCAGGCCGTTAACCACATCCGCCGGAACCACGCAGTCGAGACGGTTTGCATCTTTCCCGTTTCGCTGAACGCGCAGCTTTGCTTTGTTCGCTTCCACGTTCTCCAGAATTTCCGCTTCCTCCAGCTTGATCAGCACGTCATACAGTTCGCTTTCCACTTTTGCGATAGTGCGGGTGCTGAGTTTTTCGCGCGGGAAGCGAAGGCTGATGCGTTCGCGGCACGCCTTGCGGGTGTAGTCCAGCGTTCTGATGGACGTGATATCCAGTAACGAGACGTCAGTCACGCCCTGTGCGTTTACCGTGTACGTACTGACCGCACGCACAATCTGCACCGTGTTACCCGGGCCAACCTCAACCGGCGTCAGGCCGTTATGCAGGGCGTTTTCCTGCTCGTTACGGCTTTCACGCTGTGACATTGCGACCACATCCAGCCCGGACAGCGCCAGCGAGTTCAGCGGACGCGCCGGGTCTTCCTCGCCCGCCATCACAGCGCCGTAGATGGCAGCCAGCACCGCTGGCAGCTTCACGGAGCCGCGATACCAGGGGACGGACACGCGCCCGCTGTTCACACCGGCGGCCAGGGTGATCCCGTTTCCGAGACTGCCCGTCCAGCCTGCACAGCCAATCGCGCCGCGCTGTTCCATCGCGTTCCCGGTTTTCTCCAGATGCTGCTTCATGGCGGCAAGGGCTGGCGTGGTACTGAACGGACAAATCAGAATGTTGTGACCGGCGGCAAAGACCGCATCCAGTGCGGGCTGAATATCCGGGTCCATTTCACCGTTCGCCATCGGCGTGGCGCTCACGGTCAGACCACCTGCCGTGGTGGATGCTGACAGGGTGATGTCATTCCCCCAGGCACCTTTGGTCCGGGTGGTGACCGTCAGCTGAGAGGCTTCCGATTGGTATTCCCCCGTAACCAGAAGCGAAGGCGTCTGCGTCATTGCTTCCACCAGTGCCGGAATAATTTTCGACGGTCCATCACCGGTTTCCACATCCACCGAAACCTGCTCACCGGCAACCCATACCGACAGTGTTCCGCTGCTGATTGCCGTACCGTTGACGGTAACTGCGCCGGTTGCTGCCTTTCCTGCGCCACTGTCTGCAATACCGATAACATCCAGTTGCAGATAGCTGTTGGCATTAATGGCCGCGCGCGCCATTGCAGCGGCCAGCGAACCGGCCCCGAAATACAAATCCGCTTCGTCTTCGGAATACACGGAAACGGCATTCAGGGGCGTGGCGGTGCCGCCTGACAGCATCGGGCCAATCACCAGAACACGCTGTTCGTTACCCGGCAGCGTGTTAACGGCCAGCCGGGTATTAAACTCAAAATGCACACCGGGCTTACGGATGCCGCCCGAAATGGTGTCAAACTGAATTTCACTCATCGGAATCCACCTGTTTCTCTCTCTTCGCCTTCGCTTTTACCTGCACGGCGTCCTGTTCAGCCGTCACGGTGGTTTCAGGCTCATCCTTCACCAGAATCAGGTCACCGTCCTGAACGGCGCGCCGGTAATAAGCGGTGTTCTCAACGGTCACCGCTTCCGTGGTGATGTATTTCCGGGCGTTATCCTCCATCGGGAACTTCATCCCGGGAGCCGCCTTAACCTTCATTTTGTTCATGCTGTTGCTCTCTTAATTCATCCAGACCACAGATATCTGCGCCGTATTGCGTACCAATTCGCAGTAAATCCGGGTCAGGGTCTGACAGCCTGCCGTGGTAGCGGTTGAAGAGGCGATCCGCTTCTGCGCCACGCTCCGGCCATTTGCCGTTCTCCAGCGCGTGCTCCACCCAGCGGGTATCGAACTCACAGGCAAACACGGACATTGCCCGCTCTGCCACGCCGGTGTTAAACAGCGTCCTGACCCGCCCGGGTTCGAAATAATCAATCTCCAGCCCCAAATCCTGACCGGTCAGCAGACGACGGACGGATTCAACCAGCTGGTTTGTCCCGACCTCATCCCGGACTGTGCCTCCCTGTCTGGCGCTCTGTTCGCTGCGGGTGTTGTAATCACCCACCACAACCACAAAGCGTCCGGTGGCAATGTATTTCCGGCGTGACGTGGAATAGCGTTCGGTTTTCACGATGCCGCCGAACGTCACCCAGGCTGCCGGAAGGCTGCGAACAATCCGGCCCGGGTCTTCATCCAGTTCACCGGCATAGGTGCGGACATCCTGCACCATATGCCCCAGACCACAGCGCAGACGCTCAACCAGCGCCCGTTCAATGTCAGTAATCAGAATGCACCTCCCCGCGTGGACTCACGCCCGAACTGACGGGAGCCGGAGCGGATACGCACCTGTGACGATGACTGGATCACGCTGCCGGACGTATCCCGCCCGAGGTTGATTTGTCCTGCCGCGACTTTCTCCAGAAAGCGGATGGCGTCCCGGTAGCGCATCTGAATTTCTTCTGAGCAGATACGGTAATCGGTCGCCAGGTGGTAACGGGCGATATCGCAGCAGTAACCCACCAGAATCCCCGGGCTGTCAGGCCACGGGGTCCGGTAACGCCCCACCAGATAGCCATCAATCTGGGCACTGGCGCGCGCAAGCGCGGAGGCCAGCTTTTCTTCGTCGATGAATCCCGTCATGTCTTCATCCGTCAGTGTGCGTGCCTCTCGTTCACTGAACGCCCTGATGAACTGTTCCGGTGTGGCGTAAGACATGGGTTACTTCTCCTTTTTGTCCGCTTTTTGTGTTTTCTGTGCGGCGTTCAGCTGTGCGGTCAGTTCACTGACTTTCTGGCGTTCTTCTTCCAGTTGCGCCGTCAGTTCGCTGACTTTCTGGCGTTCGGCATCCAGCTGTGCGACCAGCTCATCACCCCGGGCCGCGTCGTTCTGGCCGGACGCTTTATCACGCTCCACCACAATCAGCATGGGGTCCGCCTTCAGCACCGCCAGCTGTTCCGGGGTGAACGCATCCACAGGCCATTCCTTCGTGGTTGCGCTGTGTGCCACACCGCAGCGGCGAAAACCCTCACGGCGGGCGGTAATTTCAATCACCTTTTCCATGCATTACTCCGTCGTACCATCTGAACCAAATGCCATCTGCCAGAAGCCATAACCGCCGTTACAGCGCGCTTCGGCACCAAACCGAAACTTCTTACGCATGAATACGTTGTCGCTGTTGTAGTCCGTCTGCTCCACAAAAACCGGTTTCTTACGCTGCTGGAAGATCAGCGGCTTGACCGAGCGGGAGGTGTCGAACAGGAACCATGCAGAATCCGACGTCAGCTCCGGCATCACCAGCACTTCAGCGGTGTTGCGGTACGGGTTCGGCGTACCGTCCGGGAACTTCTCGGCGGTCATCAGGTAGTTCGCGTCATCTTCCAGCGCCGGTGGCACAACCAGCAGATTCGGGCGAATTTTGAGAGATGCGCCTTCGTCATCTTTCAGACTGCGCATGGCCGTACGGGCGGCACCGTAGGAGGCTTTCGCCTCGGCAAGCGAGCCAACTTTGAGTTTTTTGGTGCCTTTGTTGGACACCGATTTACCGGCGACCAGGTGGTCGGTATCAAAGAACATCTGGCCGTCGTAACAGGGACTGGTAAAACCGTTATTGATAAGGGACGCCACAATATCTGCCGGGAGTTCTGCCGCTGACTGGCCCGCGTCTCTGGCCTGAAGGGCATAGCCCATAATCTGGTCGTCCTCGATGTCGTTACGATCGACTTCAACCGTGGCTTCCCAGTCCTTGTTGCGGATGGTGTAGTTGAAGGCTTCCAGAGATTTAACGTTTTTATCACCGACCCACTCGCGCATTTTCGGGAAACGACTCAACCAGCTGTAGTCGTTCTCCTTGCTGCCTGATGGCACTTCCATTGCCACTTTTTGCCAGTCAGTGGGAGTCTGGTCGAAGGCTTTCTGATAGGTGGTCTTCAGATTAATAAAAATCTGGTTGAGGTTTTTAGCGTTGACTATCACGTTTCGCTCCTTAACTGAAATGAACCCAGACGCCATCGCCACAGATGCCGATCACTTTACCGGCGACAGGACGGGCGCTGCTGTTGTCGGTTTTTGCCACGGTCACGCTGTCTTCCACGTAACACAGCTTACCGACCTGCGATTGTGTGACCGGGTCTGAGGTGCTGTTCGCCATCAGAAAGGCTTTGCCGCAACGCACCAGAACGGTGACATCACCATCGCTGCCGGTGCTGTTATCCGCCCAGCCATCAGACACGCCCAGCGTAATCTGTGAGGCCGTGGCACTGGCCGGAACGGCATAACCGGATGCGTTAACGGCCACCATATGACCGCCAAAAATTTCGGTCGCAGCGGCAACCGGCACCGGGTTCAGTTCGCCGTCACGATAGGGGGTATTACGATCCATTTATTTGTCTCCTGCGTAACGGGCGACATCCTCTGGATCAACGCCCATCATTGAACAAATGGCGATATCGACATCGACGTCATCGCCGGTTTTAATCTGCGCCGGGGCCGGTGACGGCGTTTTGGGTGGTTTGCCGCCGGTCTGTGTCTGACTGAGCGCAACAAGTTTCGGTGCGTTATCCAGCCAGGACTTAAAGCCGTTGATATCGCGGATGGCGTAATCTTTCGCCCAGTCCTCCTGTGCCGGAAGCAGTCGGCCGTCAGACAGCGCCGCCTGAATCAGTGCCCCGGCTTCGGCTTCACCGGACTGTTGCGCCAGTGCGGCATAACGCCCCTGAAGTTCTTCATATGCCGTCAGAGGGATATGCTTCGTCGGGTCATAGGCATTTGCTGACAGGCTGGCGATTTGCTCGTCTTTCTGATTCAGCAGGGCCAGCAGGCTGACGGATGCCGCCGCCGTTCCCTGACCGTTTGAAATCAGGTCAACGACTTTTTGCAGCTCGTTTTTGATATCTTCTGCCGTCGAGGTCACCGGAAGGTTAAGCATCCAGCGCAGACTGGACAGCAAATCGTTTAACAGTTCTTCATCCACTGTTGTGGTCTCCGTTTCAGTTGACAGACTCGCCAGACGGCTGGCCGCAGCCAGCATGACCGCGTCCATACCGTCGAGCGCCGGGGTATTGGTCAGCGCAGCATGTAACAGCTCCAGCACTTCGCCGCGCTTGTTGTAGGCAAAAACAGGGGAAATAAACTTGTACTCACCGGCGGCAATCATGGCCGCCGCGTTATCCGTCCACTCCACACCGGTGGCATACAGGCCCGCACCTTCTCGCCATTCCACCTGGCTGAACCAGCCCGCCGCCGGGGCGGGCTTGCCGTTGTTTACGGCGCGCAGCGTCTGATGTTCGTAATCAATGACAAAAGGCGTGGTACGGGCTGCCACCTGTGCGACAAGCTGCGCGGCCAGTCCGGCAGTCAGCACCCATTTACCGCTTTCGACTTCATCGGTATGTGGGCGACCATCCACCGCGCTGAACTCGCCCGCCGGAAACAGCTGGATTTCGCTGTGGGTTGCTTTAGTAATTTCGAGGCTTAACGCCGCAATGTTCATCTTCATACGCGGCATGATGACGGAAGGGGAACACGGGGTACTGTGGAGGGTGTTCAGCACCCTGCCATAACGCGAAAGGATAAAAGGGGAAATAAAACCGTTTTTAAAACCCTTTTAAAAACGATTCTGACAGCATTTACGGGGTGCAGTGCTGTTACGCCTCATCCGTGAGGCGTTTATGTTGTCACAGGCGATTACAGCGCGTTTCTGGTCATTCAGTCAATCACACGCGCAAAATAGCGGTTTGCGGTGTTCTCCAGCTCGTCGATGTCGTCCTGCACAAGCTGAAGGAAGGGACGCGCGGGCATGTTGACCGTATACGCTCCGACCGTTGCGCTCTGTACAAAATTACTGTTGCGCTTTTTCACAAAGCGGCTGCTGACGCTGCCGTTTTTGTACTGTTTAAAATACAGGTTCTGCGTCCGTGCCTGATGGCGGATTTCGCCGCCTTCGTTGTGGATACGGGCGTAACGGACGTTTGTCCCGACCGTGGCCTCGTTATTGTTAACCGCAGAGCGGATACTGGCAGCCAGTCGCCCGGACTTCTGAAGGATTTGCCCGGGGCCGCGTCGCTTCGCATAAGCCGGACTCCAGCCCATCCATTTCGGGCGACCCTGTTGTTCAAAGTTAGTCTCAACCGCATCCAGCATGGAACCCGCAAGTGCCGTCATCAGGTCGCGCCGGTCCTTCACGGAACGAATCAGTTTCCCCAGCGTGGTGTTATACGCGCTTAAATCAATCTTAATATCCAGTTTACCTGTGCTCATGATGCCTCCGGGGTATCCTGCATAACCCAGTCTGTCAGCGCGTCATCCTCAACCGTCACCACCGACCAGCGGTCGCCAGACTGTAACGCATACCGCCACGCGTTGCCGTCCTGCGTGACATGCTCCGCCCGTTCGATGGTCTGCTGCATCAGCGCATAGTCGGCGGCAGTCGGGGGCGTGTCTGCTGCACTGAGGCGCTTCATGACGTCAGCCGTAAGGTTTACCGTCTGCCGTGCAGCGCCCGTGGCGGAGACCTGTTCCGGTGAACGGATGGCCAGCGGATATCGCTGGCGCGCATCCAGTTCGCTGACGTTCGCCAGCCCCCGTGCAAAATCCGGCCCGGTCAGGGTGCCGGTAACATACTGGCGGGCGCTGCGGTAATCGTATTTTTCCAGTTCCGGCTGCCATGCCACCCGACCGGGATTAAATCCGAAGCCCGGGTCGGCGGTATACACGGAACCGTCCGGCATCTTCAACCCCATTGTTCTGATGGTCTGGCCCGGCTGACCATATTCCTGCTCAACCTCAACCAGTCGCCCCTCGCTGCTCTGCACCGTCAGGCCGTATTTCTCCACATCAGACGCCGAACGCGCCCGGATACGGCAGCGGCATCCGTACCCGTCAGGCGCGTAGAAATACGCCCAGACCGGGTCATCCGCCCGGGCGGTAAAGCCGTTCAGGGCGGCGTGTTTCGGGCGGGTGTGAAGGTCCATCACCGCCACGCGCTCAAAATAAGGCCGGTCGGCCACGTTCGCCATCTGCTGCTGATAACGTCCGGCGTTGTATGACGACTGAATATTGGTATCAAATATCGTACGCAACCGGCGCGGCGTCAGCTGTCTGCCGTGCAGTTCGCCGGTGTCCTCGTCCACAATCAGCCGTTTACCCAGCCAGCCTTTTTTCTCCAGTAACGGCTCCAGTTGTGCAGCAAACTCCCGGAACGTCCCGCCGTCAGCCAGTGCCACCGTCAGGCCATCACGGATATCCTTCAGCACATCCAGTTTCAGCACGCCCGCCACCGTGAACGCCCGGGCGTGTGCGATGTCCTTCACATCGTGCCAGCGGAAGCCGATAACGTATCCCTTGCTTTCGAAATACTTAATCGCTTCTTCCGGTTTCAGGGTGTACGCATAACCCAGGTCAACATCGTCAGCTGTCGGCATTCAGTCGCCCCCAGATATCCGCCACAAAAAATGCCTGTGTCAGCAACTGCCGCAGCGTGTCATCCGGCAGTTCCGGCCACGCTTCCGCCAGTACGTTCATGGCCTCGTCCGCATCCCTGCCTTCCTGTATGGCCTGCACCAGTGGTGCCACCAGTTCGTTCATCCCCTGCGCGATGGCCTCTGTCGGAAGCTCTGCCCGGTCGATGGCGCGCTGTGCCGGGTCGTCCTCCCCGTTGTCCTGCTGACTGAGCGCGGCAACATTCAGCCGCTCACGCAGCTGGCTGAGGCCCGCCTGCACAGGGAGACGCTGTGCCACCGGCACCAGTACCTCTTCGCCGTCTTTCGGGGTGGGGATACCGGTTTTTTTGCGTACCCACGACACAGGGATATCCTTCATCCCCACATTGTTGACCAGCACGTTGACGGCTTCCGCCACGCCCTTAATGTCGGCTTCCTGCTGCACATCAAACACCAGACGCGGCAGACGGCGTGGCGGGATATCCTGCCAGCCGTTCAGGCTGGCCATCATCTGTATCAGGCTGCTGAACATGCCGGACAACTGGCGCGCATCGGCGGCCAGAATGTCGTGCCGGACCTCGTTATGCACATTACCCAGCGCGTTGGTGGAGGTTTTACCGTCAGCCTGGCTGGTCAGCGTACTGCCCAGAATCACTTTTGAGGTGGTACGCTCCGCCCATTCCACCATCGACATGAACGCCTCCGGCCCGCCGGAGGCGGCCTCCTTGAATTCAATCTCGTTACCCTGTGGCAGGGCTGCCACCGCTTCATGGCCCAGATTAACCAGGGCTTCGAGAATGTTGTCCCGGTCCTCGTCACTGGTGCCCTGTGCATAGTAAGCAATGCGCGCCGGAAGGCCGTAAATCTCCAGAAATTCCGCCATATCACGCAGCGCAAAGTTTTTGAACAGATACGGCCAGACCAGTACACGGAACAGGCCGGATGAACCCAGGAACCCCGACCGGGCGTTGTAACGGTGAACCAGCCAGCCGAACGGCCACAGCGCGGAACCGTCTTTACCATCTTCCCCACGATTGCCGTCATCCAGCCGGAGTTCGTCATTATGTTCCGGCAGGGTAATGAACCAGTTATGCGGGCGCAGCGTCACCGCATCCGGTAACCACGTTTTATCCACGAACGCCCAGCTGATTTCCTGACAGCTGAAGCCGTAACCGACACTGCTCATCCCGTTGAGGATGATGTCCTCCATGTCCGGGATGCCGTGCAGCCACTCATCCACGGCGGCGGCCAGCTCCTTTTCTGCCTTCGAGGCATTGCGGGGCGGCTCCACCGACCAGTCCAGCGTCAGCAACGCTTTTTTGCGCTTTTCCATCTCGGCGAACAGGTGCCCGTCACGTTCTTCCATATCTGCAAACAGCATCGCCTGCGCCGGAAGATAACCGCGTTCGGCAGCTTCCAGAATGCGCGGCAGTTTTCTGATGTTCAGACCACGGGACGGGTGGTCGGGATAAATGCGCAGCCGTTCCGCCACTCTGACCGACTGCGTGGTTTTGAGAGCCTCACGTTTCAGCGGGCGTCCGTAAATATCAACAAGCTGTGCCATTAATTACCATCCTCCTGAACCAAAACGCCCGCCACGGTCACGCCCGCTGCTGCGTGGGGTGTGAATCTGAAATTTTGCGCTGCGCGATACCGCCAGCGTCCACAGCATGTGCAGACAGTCTGGGCCATCATCGTGGTCGGCTTTGGGGTAGTGGCGCAGCTGGTCAATCAGCGTCTGATGTGCCGGACTGATACGAATCAGGCCGTTGGCCATATGCGGCTGAAGGGATTCAATACGCAGCGCCTTATCCTCCAGCGGGATGACCGGCAGCGCCGGAACCGGTACGCCCAGCGCCGCCGAACGCTCAACCAGCACGGTACGCAGAAACTCCTGAAACTGGACGGACTCAAACGACCAGCACAGACAGTGGTATTCCCGCTGATACTTAATCACGTCTTCGATAAGTTTATTCGGCAGACGCCGGCGGATATCGGCTTCAACCACATCCAGAATGCCGGTAAAACGGTTAAAGCCCCCCACGAGAATGGCCGACGGGTCGCGGTTTTTGTTTTTCTTCCCGAGACTGGGGTCAACAGCACCATAAAACACCCATTCATCAAGACGGTTAACCCAGAATTTAATGCAGCCCGCAAACAGCGCGTCTTCACCGCTGACCGGGTCGTTCTGGTACTCAGAATCAAAGGTGTCGTGACCGTCACGGACACGGATTTTCATCAGCGCCAGCAGGGGACGCGCCGCCCATGACACCACCGACCCGGCGAGCATATCGGCTTCGTTCTGCTGATAAAGTGCCTCCGCCGCTTCCGGCTGTTTGTTGCGGATGAGTTCTTCCCACTCGTCCCACAGCTTCATATTGGCAGGCCACTGAATGACGGCCTTAAAACGGGCCGTTTTCCACATCGGGTTATTCAGCGTGCGCGACAGTACGGAGTCGTAATGCAGGATGGTCCCGATATAAATAATATCGGTTTTACCGCCAGCCTCGCCCAGCGGCATCACGGTTTTGGTAAGCCAGTCATGTAGCTTGTCGCGCTGCTCCGGGTTACGCACCATCTCGTCGTTCTCGATGTCGTCGAGGATGACCAGGTCAGGACGGTACGGGCCGTGGCGCAGACCACGCAGTTTTTTACCGCTACCGGCGACGGTCACCTTGATATTGTTGGCCGTGACGATGGTCCCCATACGCCAGACGCGCCCCCGTCCGCACACTTCCGGGAAATCGTTTTTTAAACGGGGGTTAAATTCCAGTTCAGCCTTGATGGCTTCCAGCATCGGATAAGCCTGGTCGATACTGTCCATAATGATGACCGGGTAATGCTTAATGGCCCGGATAATGATCCACAGGGTAAACAGCTGAGTCACCAGCGTGGATTTTGCTTCACCACGGGGCGCGGCGATGGCGTCGTTCTCCGGGTCCGGGCTTGCCACAACCTGTGGCAGACGGCTGAACAGGTATTTATGCAGCTCACTTTTTGCCGGGTTGCGGACGTAGTGCGGGAAATAGTTTTCGACAAAATAATCGTAGCCCGTCACCGGGTCACAGACTGCCGCCCGGCGTGCCTGTGTGGCCTGCGGGTTAACATCGAACCCCAGACATTCAGCCTCGATGGTCTGGCGGAGGTTGGCGATGTACTCCTGTAAGCCTTTCTGAAACTCTTTAATGGAAAGTTTACGTTTTGCCACGTCACACCTGGTATACAAATATCAGACGGCCCGGAAGACCGGGCCGCTGTGGTTAACTGAAATTATCCTCAAGCTCTTTAGCGAAGCCTTCGAGCACCTCAAGAAACGGGGCATACTGTGCCGGGTGACGCTCCTTGATGAACGCGCCGAGCCGCTGCACCACTTCCAGTGCCGTGGCGAGCCGGTCGGTTTCCGGCAGGATTTTTTTACTGCTGGCCACCGCCTTACTGAGACTGTCAGACAGACTCGCCAGCAGTTCGACGGACTCCTGCGGCGGGATGTCCGGGTTCTGGTTCAGCCGTTCAAGCGTCGTCTGACACTTCACCACCAGACTGATAAGCACGGTGCGGGCGACACTTTCCAGCCCGTCACCGGCGAGCGCGTGCGCGGCCCGCAGCTTGTCCCAGTCGTCGCCGTTCTTCATCGCCTGCGTTTTCCAGCGCCGTGCGGTGTCGTGCGGCACGGCGTACTTCATTGCGACGATATCCAGCGGAAGCTGGTCAAAGATGTACCCGTTACGGACTTTGTCCCTGATATCCTGTGACCACGCCATCAAACGCCCTTCCGGGTATCTGAAACCGTTGCGCCATCAGGTAGTTCGGTGACTGCAAATACAGGCATTCCGGGATGGCGGATATCCTCAATCATTTCCAGCATGGACTCGCCAAACCATTTCAGCTGTGCTGCCTTGCGGGCGTCCTGGTAATAAATCAGATAACGGTTTTCACCATCTGCATACTGGGTACGGGCTTTAATTTCCCCGCATTCTCCGCTGACGTGCAAAGCCACAACCTGCGTCAGTCCGAACTTAAAGGGACGCCCGGGAACAGCGGCTTCCGTCAGTGCAATCGCGGTGTTTTCTTTTTGTTTCATTTGTGCAAAACCTTAAAAAAATCAGTTCTGTGAGCACTGCCGGATGCCGTCAATAATCCGGCAGACCTGCGCCGCCGCGTCAAACAGCTGTCCCGTTCTGTTAATGTCTGTGCATCCCACCGGAAGCAACATCATCAGAAACAGGGCCAGAACACAGCGCGCGGCTTTACGTGGCGTTCTGTGGGTCCAGTAACTTCTGTTCATAACCCGTCCCGCATCAGCGTTTTAACTGGAAATGAGGCCCGTCTTTCAGCGTTTTCCAGTCTCCGCCCCATTCGATGGCGACACTCAGCTCTGCGGCAGCCTGTTTAAAGGCTCGGGCGATTTTTTCGTATAACGGCCAGTCCCATGAAATGGAGCTACCAACGTAAGCCACGACATCAACGGCATCGCCAGTAAGGTGACGGCTGTTCATGGTCTGGCTCTTACCTTCAGCGACAAGTTGTTTCTGACGTTCTTTCGTGCGTAAACCTTCGGTAATACCAAAATCGACGTCCGACAACGCCAGCGCACGGCGTACAACCGCCACCAGTTGTGGCTTTACGCCAGCCAGATTTTTCTCGCTACGTTGACTGAAACGGAATTTTCCCGACATATTCACCTCCGCAGTAACGAAAGGATTTTTGACAAATTCCCGTGCGCCCACACGATAAGCGCACAGAAAACCAGATTCAGCGCCACAACCAGCCAGCTGGAGTGCGTGTATGTACCGGACAGCCAGCGAAACGGGATGATGATGTAGCCGAGCATCAGCCAGTACGCCAGCCAGGTAATCATCGGTTTATGCGCCGCACCGTGGCGGCGATACACAAACAACCCCAGCACAATGGCGAGACACAGCCAGACGTTCACGATACCGGCAAGGCTACTTTCCATTTCCACCCCCTCCGCCGCGCAGTCTGGAAAACAGGCCGAACAGCGATGAAATTTCCTGTTGATAAAGAAAGGTCAGTATCTTGATGGATAACGCCGAGACACCGACCGCACACAATGCATCGAGCGGTTTGTCGTTGTAGTGGGTCAGCCACTGCATCAGTGACGCAGCCACTCCAGCCCCCAGAACACCAACCACAAACGCGACGAGCAGGTGAATAGCCATTCGCCAGACCGGTATTTCTTTCTGCTGCGTGACAACAAAAAGCGCCCCGGCAAACGCGCCCACCACGACCCCAAAATCGGTATTGGTGAGAAGACCAAACACACTGGCACCACCGATGGTGACTGCCACAGCTCCGCCGCCTGATAAGGGTTCAGACATGAGTTTCTCCTGTAAATCTGAGCCACTGACGGCCCGTAAATAACACCCTGTCAAAGGCACAGAAGCCTTTTGCAGGGCGCTATCCCTTAAGGTGCCTTGTGGTCTGAGTGGACAGGGTAAACGGTCTGGTGTGGTGGGTACTGCTGGGGGAGTTCAGCACCCCGCGGCGGCGGGGTGATAAATCAGAAGCGGGAAATAGAATCCGGCGTAATAAGAGGTTTATTACAAAGCGGAGCAGAGGCGTTCGCCTTTTCCATCGCTGCGCGCATCTCGTTTTCGCTGGCGATGATGTCAGCAATGGCACACTGTAACGCTTCTTCCTGAACAACCATATCCGGTTGTTCGGCCATTCGGTTTAGTTGGTTGGCCAGATTTTTCATATAAGCGAAGCGGCGTCCGGCAGCATCCCGTGCCTGCTCTGAGTAGGCCGTATACTCGCCAAGTGCCGTATAGTTGGTCATAAGTGTCTCCTTTTTCTGAGGCCCATTAATCAAAAAGCCCCACCTGGGTGGGGCTTGTCAGCGAAGTCTGTTTTTGTCGTCGGTGTATCAACTGCCATGCGTACCGGTCTGAAATGCCGTAACGGGGACAGAGCAGTGCCAGCGCCTGCCGGTGTGAGCATCCGTCTTTTACATGCTGCTGTAAATCAGCCATAAAACGGGTGTTACGCAGGGCACGTAATGCATGATCGCAACGGGGAATGTAAAACGGAGCACCGCCAAGAAAGCGGATCAGTTTGTTGATTTCGTCTTCGGTCAGCACATCATGTAACAGGGCATGGACGCCGCCGGTGCGTTCAGCGTGTGCGCCGGTTTTACCGCTTAACGTCACGCCACCAAAAGAACGGATTAACCGGGTCAGGGCGGGGAAGCCAATCACGCTAATCAGTTGTTGCACGGAGTCGGGCAGCAGTGCCTGCGCATCGCGAAGATCTGTTTCACTGAAGGTCTGCATGATGGCGTCTCCGGTAGTAACTTACTGTTATTATAGCCATACATGATCGCCTGTACAGACCACAAAAAAGCCCCTGCAAGGCAGGGGCTAAACTAAGTCTTATTTAGTCAGGTCTAGAATAACCAGGCCTTTTCTTGATTCTATTTGCTCTTTACCAAAAACAAACGAATCAAAACAATCCATACGATATTCTTTAAACTGATTTCTTGAACGTTCCAGAAACTGCCTGTCATCCCTGATAACGTTAGACCAGTAATCCTGTAGCTGGTTTTTCATTTTTATGCAGGAACCATACACAGGATCAAGCGGGTCGTCCCCCAGTTTACTGGCCTGTTCATCCAATTGTTTTAGTCCTTTTTTGATATTCTTCCACTCTTCAATATTTCCCTGCTGATACTGCGATGCAGCTTCTGGCATAGCGTAATAAAGTTTTCCACTTTCCCGAAGCATCTGTTCAGCCAATGGCTTCATATCCTGATAACGTTTCAGTTCCTTTTGCGCCTGTTCCTCTGTCTGTGCCAGCACAGAACAAGAGAAAATAACCCCTACTAAACAAAACAACCATTTTTTCATCATTGATTTCTCCTTCTTGAATCTTTAACCAGCGCCACCATCACCCCAAAAAGCTGTTCATCCGTCAGCCATTCGATCACATGTTGCTTATACATGTGAGATGCCAGTCCTTCTGCATACGCCCAGGAACGACCTGCATCAGCCAGCAACGCTTCAATTTTGGATAATACTGATTTTCTGCTCATTGCAACATGAGGGCGGCGACCTTTACCAGCGGGTGCCTTGCGCGGGAATCCCTGTTCGTGCATGTATTCCCGGATGATGCGCAGTTCATCGAGATTGCAGCGTGTGGTGCTGGTTTTACCGGTCAGGCGGGCCAGCGTCTGGCGATAAAGGGCATCATCCCACCCCAGATACGCCTGACCAGCTTTAATGGCCCCGATCATCTTTTTCAGCATGTTTGTTATCCTCAAAACGCACGGTAAAACGTGAAACGCCAATCCCTGACAAGAACGCAGCGGCACGGTCAAGAGACAACCACGTCTTGTAATCGCCACGGCGTTCCTGTAGAAAATAGGACACACCGGCGCGGCGATTCACAGCGAAGAGGTGATACACACCACCGAACCGCTGCACGACGAACTCATCCACGCCACCGCTTTCAGCCTGTTGCCGAAAGGCTGCCATTCCGATTTGTTCAATCTTCATAATGACCAAAACACTACTTTTGGCAGACCAAAAAACATGTTTTGGTCTGCATTTGATTACTGTTTAAACAACCCGCGAAATCAGGAACGTCGAGTTACGGTGATGGCTTTCATCGTGTTGTTGCTCCGTGATTCAGAAAATTTCATGCCGGGCCTCAGTATGTGAAATAGACAGTTGCCACGCCGTTATAGTGATCAAACGACACGGCGTTTACCTCATAACTGGCCGGGAGCTTCGAGCCAAGAACGTATCCGGGCCACGTTTTCCATGGAATTTCTCTGCTCTCACTGTCGCCATATACCGTACATCCCAGTGAGCCTACAGCTTCATAAGAACGCTTACCGCACGTTATGAACCCCAGATGTTGCTTACTGCCCTTAACAGAAATCGGGAGAGCACTGGCTGATGCGTTAGCAGCATCCCGCTCCTGTTGGCTTGCGATATTCGCAGAGTTCGCAGCAGCTGCGGCAGCAGTGGTTGCAGCGGTAGATGCCACAATAACTGCTGAAGCCTGCGCCTGCTGGGTAATGGTCAGCAATGCCGCCACAAAAATCATTTTCTTCACCTGGTACCTCCTTTACATACTGTCATCGTACTGCGTACCCTTTCTTCCGCCTGTTCTGTGACGCGGTAGGCTTACGATTTACGGTAAAAGCCACCTGACCAAATGGATGGAGCACCGCTGTCTTATGGTTGCTGATAACCAGCGACACCATACACACAGGTCGCTGTAAAAGAAGTCGTATTGCTTTACGGTTTTTCATCTGATTATTCCCCCTGAAACCAGCCCTGAACGGATTACTGTTTTTGCAATATGTGCCCGTAATTGCTGTGTTCCGTGATATTTGATTGCCACATCGCGTAACTTATTAACCAGTTCCCTGACCTGATGCTCCTTTGCTCCCGGTGTCACCGGAACGCCCCCTGTTTTCCGATACTCCTGAAGCTCCAGCAGAGACTGCCGTAAGAGCGTCCACCATTCGCTGTCTGCAACCGGCCCCATATCAAGCGCTCTGTCAGCATCGGCAATCAGTCTGGTCAGGCTCTTATCGCTTATTCTGGTTTGCTGGTTCACTGCGCCGCCTCCTGCTCATTTTTTTCACTCCGGTATACCAAAATCACGACATCTCCCCGGGTAATTACGCGTGCCGGGTCGCCCTGTTGCATACGGTCAATATCAAAAGCGTCATTAAACGCATTTAGTGCCTTCACGCGCTTGTCTTTGCGGCGACGTTTTTCACATTGCTTAAAGAACGAAGAAATCAACCACCTGAATGACATAAAAGTGATATAGCCATAACCAATAAGCGCCAGACCTGTATTCATGGCTACATCTATCGTTATCGTTTTATCAATGACCATTGCCAGCCTCCTGTTTTGCCACTTTAAACGCCCGTAACATCGGGACAGTCTTGCCGGTGATAACAGTTCTCATTAAAAGACCGCCACCGCTCTCATGGTGCACTTCAGGGGCTACAAACAACGCCGCATCCACAACCCGGTTATAGCGGCGAAACTCCCAGAGCCAGCAGGTAACAATGATTTTTGCTTTAGTCCCATAGTTATAAAATTCAATATTCATTTGCAGTTAAACCTCCTTTTGTGACGTTCTACAGCGGCTTTCATGGCGTTGTGTACGGTTCTTTTAATAATCCGGTGTCCCGCACTGTCATAGAACCGCCACCGGGAAGCCCCCGGATATTTAGGGAACTCAACCGCCGCGCTACCGTCATTCATCCTGTATTCGTGGCGTTCTCCGGGAGGCTGGTATATTGCTTCGGTAACACTGAGAAGTTTAAAAGCCATCGTTATCCCCTCCCCAGTGCCAGCGGTCTGTTGCTCTGACCATTAACCCCCTGATGCAGCCTGGCGTTCTTCCCGGCGATAAAACCGGCAGTAGCGGCAAACTCTGCACCCCGACACGCTTTAGCTGTGCGCATATCCCCGTCGCGCAGTCCCTTAGTGCTGTGCAGGTTCTTTCTGTAAAGCTCAAGGCGGCTTTTTTCTTCCGGGGAGACGTCATACACCGCAATGACATCACGGGCACCAAAGACCCAGCCTTCGCAGAACTGGTCGCCACGGGCCACCCGCGTGGACGGACCGCAACGTTTGCAGTGTTTATCCTGATATTTTTTACGTTCAGCCATCATCTGACGGGAAAGCACATCAAACGCGTATGCCGCAATTTCCGGGCGGCTGTCAGGACCATAAAAACGAACGTAACGTTTGAGTGAACCAGAAGCCCGGTATTCACCTGAGATGTAACACTCGACGCCGAAGGCTTTACATACCAGGTCACACAGGATGTGCATATAACGCGGCGGCGTACTGGCATCACTCGGCGCACCCGCGCTGGCAGCTTCCTGAATGTCGAACAATTCCGCGTCGTTTTCGCTGATGCCATGCTGGCGCATATAAGCCTGGGCTTTTGCAATAGCGTTAGCGGCTTCTTCCGGGCTTGATGTTCCTCTGGCAAGGCGTAACAGTTTTTTGATTTTGGCAATGTATTTATCTTTCATGGTTGTAACTCATTGTTTTTGATCAACTTATAACCACAAAACACTTGTCATAATCGCTGCCCCAACATACCAATCAGGAGTTAAAAAATGATTGATGATGAAATTGCGGCAGCAATTACTGCTAACAAAGCTGCGTGGAGCTTTCTGGTTAAACAGCTTTCAGAAAATGGCTGTCTGAACCTCAGCGCCCTGGATTCTGAATTACGCAACTTCCAGCACGGCCTTCAGGAACGTGGGGAGTTCGTTCTGGCTGCGGCGCTGGATGAACATCTGCTGTCGATTGAGAACTGGTCGCAAGACGATTAAAACAAACGATTGTCAGATTAATTTCGCGGGCGAACTTTTTTTGCTTAGCGATATTCATAAATAAACTCTCTCTGATTCAGGCGTAAGCCAGCCCCGGCGGGTTTACGCCTGTTTTAAATAACAATTGAAAACAAATTAAATTAATGCGGTGCTTTCAGTGTTTCGATTTTAACGAAATAAGGCTCGACATTAATTTCAACCACACAACCACATTTAAAATCTCTGGCGGGTGCAACAGTTTTTACCACCCGACCACCACGCACCGCCCGGTGTGCAATGTGCATGAAACGAGTACCTGGCGGATATAGCTGATTAAAGCGTTTCGCGTTCATGAGGCGGCTTCCATCCTTTCAGGTGAGCATTAGCACAGAACTCTGCCCGGTGTTCTGCCCAGATACGACGCAGGGTGCTACACGGGCTTTGCGCTGCCTTACGCCACAGTTTTTCTGCCTCGTCATAATCGCCACGTTGTTCTGCTCTGGATGCACCCAGCGAATACGCCGCGCAACTATTTCCGGCTCTGTACTCTTTGATATCCTGATGCATGTTAAACCCCTGCAATATCAAGCGGGATTGAGCGGTATTCAGCAGAATCACCGACGCGCTCATACACGCGGATATAGCTTCTGCTGCCAACCACCTGGACGGCTTCACCAATCAGTTTCATGGCGTTATCCCAGCGTTCCTCCGTAATATCGAGACGACGCAGAGCCAGAACGCGCCCGGTGTTAATGTTGCCTTCCTTGTCCGTGCTGAATGCCTCGCTGATGATGGCTTTAATTTCAGGGCGTGCTCCTTCCGTCCAGTCAGCCAGACAGTCATCAATCAGTGCCTTCGCGGTCTGAATGCGTTCATCAAGCGCGATACGGTCCTGCATGGCGCGCTGAATCTTGTAACGTCCGTCAAAGCTGTAAAGCGTGATATTCCCTTTTTTACCGCCTTTCACAGCGCCGTATTTCTCCGCCGACAGGTCAATAAACGCCTGAATATCACCAAACGCACGCAGTTTCAGTTCACGCAGTGAGGCGGAGGCAGCAATCACCATCTCCACAAGCTCACCGACCAGCTGCTCGCGGTCACGGTCAATATCTTTGATAAGGCTTTCAGGTGTCATTACGCCACGGGCATCCACCCAGTAACCTTCAGGCGCTTGAGTTTTCGTGTATTGCTTAACTTTATTTTCAGTCGTCATAATTAAATTACCTCAGTGATATTTACAGATTAATGTGTGTTATGCGCGCAGGGTTCCACGCCAACAGAAAATAAATCAACGACGTTAAATTCTTTATTAAGAGTTTGATTCATTACCTCCCATAACCGTTGTCTTACACCGACCTCTTCATCCGTAAATCCTTTTTTATCAATAGCCCCCATACTCCTGACACGAAGCGTGCCGTTTTCATCGGTATAGATAATTACTTCTAACTTAACCGCCATGTTTTTCTCCTTTGAAATCAAACGATTTAAAAATAATTTCGTTCATAAAACAGTGAGTTTTTATGATAATGTCGGAAACCTGCTCTCCCGTGACATCAGGCGGCAACTGATACGTCGCGACGGTTTTCTCCGGTTTACCTGGCCTGTCCAGGCTGAAAGTTAATTCAAGCTCCAGTGACATTTTTCACCTCTCAATGCATTTGTGTCTCTTGAGGAATATACGGACATCCCTGTGCCAGTTGTTTCACGTAGTCATGGTAGATTTGCAGATCAAGCCGTTCATTTCCGTGTTTCTCCTTCAGAACCGTACAAATAGCACCGACAGTCCCCAGAGTTCTTGCTGCTTCTTCGAGTGTGGCATTGTCGCCATTTTCCACCCGAATAAGGTTATGGCACTGGTTATTACCCAGGTCGGTAAATACTATTGTTAATTTCACGCTCACTTTTAATTCCTCGTTTTATTGCCATACGACGGTGCAGCCGTCGATACAGGACGTTTTAACCACACGACGCAGGCCGCTGAATGTCTGGATGATTTCCGTTACCGGCCATACAGGACCCCCCACGGGCGGGCAGGCATAAACCACAGGTAAACGGTGATGCTGTCCCGTTACACGGCCACCGGTGGTGTGGATGGCCACACGGGCACGGGAACGGACGGCGTTAATGGTCTGCTTGTCCATCGTCTTGTTCTCCATCAGTGAATTAACATTTCTGCGAAATCATCAATAGCCTGCACACTGACCGGCGCATCGCTGATATCACAAATCCGGTAGACCCCACGCACAAGTTTAAACAGGCGTCGGGCATTGCCCCGTGAGCGTGTGTAAAGTGCTTCACAGATTTCAGGCGCTGCTGCTTCCGGCATCAGTTCGGCGGCTATCTGGATGAAATCCTTCTGCGCCAGCGTATCGCCGAGGTCCAGCGAAAGAGCCACCCGACTGTATAGCTGCGCGAACTCCCCACGATTGCCTTTAAGATTAATCAACAGGCGCGGCATACCAGCCAGGGCAACACCGACGCCCGCCTTGTCATGCAGACGACGCAGAACTTCCAGCGCACGATAGGGGAGCAGTTCGGCTTCATCCACCATCAGCAGGCGACCGGAGTCACGCAATTCGTGTACGCAGGCATTAATCAGTTCGTGAATATTGCCGCGAACCTTTACCCCCAACTGGCGGCACAGTTCCTCCAGCAGTGTCCTGGCTGTATAGCCCGGGTCAGCCTCAATCAGTATTGCGTCCCGGTTTCTGGCGGCGTATTCGCGCAAAATCATTGTTTTGCCAAGACCTGCCGCGCCATACAACACGCTAATTTCACACTCCAGATGAGCATAGGCCAGCGCCTCCAGCCCTTTGGCGGCCATACCTGTAGTCACAAAACTTGCTTTTACACGCCGGTTGTTTTCTTTTTCCCGTTCACGGCTGACAAAGGCAGAAATTCGCTCTTCGATATCAGTGATATCGCCCTGATATTTACCCTGCAAATACTGGTTGATAACGGCGCTGCTACGACCAATAGCACGGGCAACGTGGGTCTGCGTATAGCCGCGACGGGCCATTACGTCATTTAATTGCGTAATTAAACTCATATTAAATACCTTTTAAATTAACGGTTGTTTGTGCCGTCTTTCTTTAAATTGCGGTCACGCTCGGATGCAAAGAAATAAAGTTCTTCTTTTTTCTTTTCCTCCTTACGCTCCAGACCAAATCCAAAATTAAAGTCAGGTCTCTGCGTAATAGCCGGGGTAAGCTCGCGTTTAGCCTCTTCGATTTTCTGCGTGGCCCGTGCAATGCGGCCTCTGGCGCGTTTCTCCTGCTGCTGTTCGATAACAGCTTTCGGGAACGCATCAACCTTATTACCGTTCCAGATGGCATCGCAGATATAAGAACCGTCCATCCGCCTGACAATCACGCTGTTTGCGTCGTGAATGTCGTAACAAACCCTGACTTCATTTCCGTGCTCTGCTGCCAGTTCTGTGGAGAAATAGATGTTTCTGAATAACACCACTTCACCGCGTCGCACCGTGCAGATGCTTTCCGGTCGGAACATTTCATGCAGTTCTTCCGGCGACAGCATGTCGATTTCAGCCTTTTGCTCTTTTATCAGTTTCCGGCGATACGCTGCCGGGCTGTAATGTTCGCCATCCTCTTTGCGGGGAAGGCTGCTGTGTGGCCGGTTGTTATACCGTTTCACCTCCAGCTCTATTGCGGCCATCAGTTGCTCAAAAGTGGGGACTTCTCCCATCGCTTTAACCTGCCGCTTTGTCAGCTCTTTCCCTTTGTGGGTGGCCTTAATGGCTGACTGTGTGATGCGTTGCTGCATCATCACCGTTTCCTTGTCTGCATTTTTTGAGCAGTACGTCTGGAAACTCAGGGCCACATCTTTGGGTATTCCTTTGTTTGCCCGTTCTATTACCCCGCGCCCCTGCGGGTTACCAGGTGTCCCCGTGTGATGCTCCACACCCAGCCGGGGCAGAATCCCGGTAATATCGGCATCAAGCACCCGGTTTTTTTCACCGCCCCCGTTATCGGAGTAATAAATCAGCGGTATTCCGTGTTGTGACATGCCATGACGCAATGCATCAGCAACGGCTATCACGTTCTCCGACAGGGACAGCGACCAGCCCACAATAAAGCGTTGCCCCGCATCCATAACCAGCGTCACTTCTGGCCGGAATGTATTCCCGGTGGCAGGGTTGAATGCCATCAGTTTCATACAGTGACCATCCCCGACCCATACCGCATTAACCGGTAATGTGCTCCAGTCGCGCCGCACAAAGGGATTGAGCGAACGCCAGGCTGAACCGGTGGAGCGGAAACGCTCTTTAACAATCACCGGGACGCTGCTTAACACCCGTCTTACTGCGTGAACTGAAGGCAGTGCCGCCAGCATTCCCGCATCGTTCGCGTGTTTTTCATGCCACCAGGCTGAAAACTCGCGATACGCATATTCAACGGTCGGGCGCTTCCATGAGCGATAGAACATAAAGAAATCGCTCAACCACCAGACCTGCTCCCACGGTGTTCCCTTATGATGACCGGGAGCCAGTAACGCCAGTAACTGATTGGCATCACCGCGCGCCATCAGCCAGGCGGAATACCATTCCTGTAAACTCCCTGTACTGACGCCAGTTCGCTTACCCTGTCGGGCATTGGCGGTATTACCGGCCACAATAACGCGCTCGGGCAAAGCCCCCTGGCGGATACCATCAACGATGTGTTTTATCGCTGCTGTCCTGGACATTCCTGCGTATTCACGCAGTTTATGCACTTCGGTAGCCAGCAATATCCGCGCATCAGCGATGGCCTTTTGCTTGTCGGTCAGTGCCTGGACTTCGCGTAATGCCAGTTCCGGGCATTTGACCATCACTTCCAGTTCATCACGAACGGTGACGTTCTTAACTGCCTTCTGCTCAACCACAACGGGCAGTTGTGTATCTTCCAGAATTTGCTGGGCTAGACGTTGGTGTAAAGCTTTCTGCACCTCCTCTGGAAAACTATCAATATGGTATTCAAAAGTAACACCTTTCACGCCAGCTCGTTGGCGGCTAACCCACCGTTGACGCTTTGCCATTCTAATCAGTGAGCTATTGTGTTTGGGGATACCAGCAATGCCCTGAAGTTCATTGAATGAATACCATTGGGATATCATAAGTATCTCTCCGGCCATATAGTTTCTGGCGACTCGCCAAGAGCTTCAGCGATAATTTTTTCTCCACGCGGATACGGCTTATCAAGAGCATTTTTCAAAGTGTACGGGGATAACGAGTTAAGCCTCCCTAAACCTGAAAGTGATAACCCTTTTTTTCGTAATTCAGCAATGACATCAGCTCGATGCCATCCGGTTCTTTTCTTGTGCTGCATTTCATGCCATCCTTATGAGTTAACTAGATAGCTACCTACACAAGTAGCTATAAGGCTACTTCGCAACAATAATGTGATTGCGTTGTGATTGCAAGCAAAAGCAACCACAAAAAATAGAATTTTTCTGCGCACTCTTGTTGCTTATTGATATTTAAGGTTTTTTGTGATTGCCGAAATATTGAGTCTGGCAATCATAAGGAGAGGATATGATTGCCAACAAAGAGTGGTTTACTGCACAAGAATTAGCCAACTTAGGACTACCTGGCTTCCCTAAAGATAAAAGTGGGATAAATCGTCGCGCCAACAAAGAAGGGTGGTTACGAAGGCAAAAAGCAAATGTTCGAGGGATCGCTTATGAATTTCATATTTCAGCCTTACCAATGGAAGCCCAACAAGTACTGGGGAACACTTCAGGTGTAGTTGGTGCTTCTATTGACATGGAGCTTTTAGAAAAGCTCATTGAATCAGTTGAGATTCTTTTAACTAAAAAACGAAAAAAAATGGAGCCACGAGAAAAAGCCAAGCTCATATCCATGTTGTACAAAGCATGTAAAAAATCAGACTCTATTGATGATGAAATTATCAGTAATATCATAGAATTAGTTGCATGACAGAGAGGAACATTCATGTCAAATGATAATGTGAGCAAATTCCCTACCACAAAAGGAAAAAAACTGATTGATGAGATTATGGCCCAAATAGATCAGGAACCAGATATTGCAGTTCCTAGCAATATCAACAACCTGAGTATTTCAGGTACTGGAAACATTATAGGAAACAATAACATACTACACATACAACAACCCGTCCCGCCCAAAAAGAAAGTTATTGTAAAGACAGGTGATGGTGTAATTAACGCTACTCAAAAGGCTCATTTGCAAGAACTTGTTAGGACGTTAGTTGAAATTCATACACAAGTAAAAAAGAGCAAACTGTCTTGGGGAGGCGCATGGAAAAAGATCTTAATCCCTTTAAAAATAAGTAGTTATCATGAAATCCCTAGCGTTCTCTATGAAAAAGCAGTCAAAATTCTGCAAAAAGAAATTGCTATCATAAAAAATATGAATTCTGCACCAAAGAAAGTTAGCAATTGGCGCTCATTGCAAATTAAAGCCATTCAAGCTCGTTGTAATGAACGAGGTTTACAAACTTGGCGTAAGGACTACATGCAAACTCATTTCGGTAAAGACTCGATGACTAAACTTACGGATAAAGAGCTACAAGCCTTGTACCGTGCTGTCATGGGAAAACGCTGATGGTTTTATAGGCCAAGAACCCTTGGCCTTATCTAATTGATACAATCAACCCGATCTAAATCATCATAATCATCTTAAAGCCTGCTTGGTTAAATGTATTAAAAACAACCTAAGTTTGCTGCATAATCTGAGCAAATTCACCCAGAAAAAAACGTAAAAAAAAGCATTTTTGCGCATTTTCTTCAAAACGATCCAGAATCGGTGAAATCTCCCACATCCCGCACCAATCAAGGCCTACAGGCTTATATTGACTGCTCGGACTCAGCCCAGAATTGATCACCACCCCACACAACCCTGACAAATATAAGCAGGTTTTGCTGAACCGATCTCTCGTGCCAACTGGATAATTTTTTCTGCCGGGATGCTGGTGATTTTTGCTGCCCATTCCGGCGTTTTAGCTATGCCGTCAGGCCCTTCGCCCAGAATATAGGCTTTATAATGCGCGTTACGTGGTGCGTTGGCGGGCAGCGTTTTTTCATCGTAACCAACACAATATTTGTCGAGAAATGGCTGATCGACCATGTTTTCAGTAATCAGTACCCAGGCAATCGCACAGGCCAGTGCGCCATCGGTGCCAGGGCGAATGGGCAGCCATTCATCTTCACGCCCGGCAGCAGTGTCGTTATAACGTGGATCGATGACGATCATGCGTGCGTTTGAACGTTCGCGGGCTTGCTCGACGTAGTAAGTGACACCACCGCCGCTCATCCGCGTTTCTGCCGGGTTATTTCCGAACATAACGACCAGTTTCGTATTGGCGATATCATCCGGGCTGTTGCCATCATTGGCACCGAACATATAACTCATTGCGGCACTGATCTGTGCGGTACTGTAGCTGCCATAGCGACTGAGAAAACCACCGCAAGAGTTCATCAGACGGTACGGGACGTTTGAGTTGGTGATGTTTCCGCCATCTACGCCTGTTCCGTACAGGACATGTACAGCCTCATTGCCGTAATCTTTCAGGATCCGCCGAAGATTATCACTGATGGTATCCAGGGCTTCGTCCCAACTTATCCGTTCAAATTTACCTTCACCGCGCTTGCCGACGCGCTTCATGGGATATTTCAACCTATCAGGATGATTCATCCGTCGGCGGATAGAGCGCCCGCGTAAACACGCTCGAACCTGATGGTTACCGTAGACGTCGTCACCTGTCGTATCAGACTCCACCCAGTACACGGTGTCATCTTTCACATGCAAACGTAACAGACAGCGGCTCCCGCAGTTAACGGTGCAGGAACTCCAGACCGCTTTCTCTTCTACCGGAGCCTCTGCCGCCCGGACCATTTGGGAAAATGGCAGAGTGAAAGCACTGCTTGCCAGCGCAAGACTGCCAAGTGCGGAGGTTTTCATCAGACTTCTACGGCTGATTTCAGCCTTCATGAGCGCCTCTGTGGTATGGATTTTCATCATTACTCACTTATTGCTTTTCAAACAAAATGTCATGCCAGAATTTATGGTTGTCGTGGGTTATATTTTTTCGATCTCGACCAGATTAGTGTGCTGCGGGTTTCCCTTCGCCAGTGGTGAAGGGCGCAGAGTGGTTAGCGTATTCACACAGCCGCCATGGTCGATTTTATCGCCAGACATATTGGCCTCGTGCCAGGCTCCCTGGCCCATAGCGCTAACTCCAGGGAGAATACGTGGTGTTACTTTGGCTGGTAGCCGAACTTCGCCACGATGGTTAAACACCCGCACCATATCGCCGTTGGCAATCCCACGTTTCTGCGCATCTATAGGGTTGATCCACACCTCCTGACGGCAGGCAGCCTTCAGGAGATCAATATTGCCGTAGGTCGAGTGAGTACGGGATTTGTAATGGAAACCAAACAGTTGCAGTGGGAAGGTTCTACGTTCAGGGGAGTTCCAGCCTTCAAAGGTTGAGGCATAAACTGGCAATGGGCTTATCACTTCATCTTTTTCCAGTTCCCAGGTACGGGCAATTTCCGCCAGCCTGCTGGAATAAATTTCAATCTTACCGGAAGGCGTTTTAAGTGGATTTGCCTCGGGGTCGTCACGAAATGCTTTGTAGGCGACAAAATGGCCATTGGGATCTTTACGCTTATAGATACCCATTTTTTTCAGTTCGTCGTAAGACGGTAACGCCGGATCTTTGGCAAGCATTTTGGCGTACAGATGTTGTAACCATTGTTCCTGCGTGCGACCTTCTGTGAACTTTTGATAGACGTCAGGTCCAAGACGTTTCGCGACTTCACTCAGGATCCAGTAAATCGGTTTGCGTTCGAATTTTTCGCTGGTGACAGGCTGGAGGAAAATGAGATATCCCATGTTACCGGCGTAGTCGTTAGGAATAATATCTTCCTGCTCAACGGTCATCAGGTCTGGCAGCAGAATGTCGGCATATTTTGCCGATGAGGTCATAAAGTTTTCGATGATCACAATCATTTCGCATTTCGATTCGTCCTGCAGAATTTCATGCGTTTTGTTGATGTCAGAATGCTGATTAACGAGGGTATTTCCCGCGTAGTTCCAGATGAACTTAATGGGCACATCCAGTTTATCTTTGCCGCGGACGCCGTCGCGGATTGCCGTCATTTGCGGACCATGATCGATAGCATCTGTCCAGCTGAAGCAGGAGATTGACGTTTTGACCGGATTATCCAGCACCGGCAGGCGTTCTATGGTAATGGTATAGGTCGATTCACGCGCGCCACTATTTCCGCCGCTGATGCCGACATTGCCCGTCAAAATAGGTAACATAGCAATAGCGCGTGCAGTCAGTTCGCCGTTTGCCTGGCGTTGCGGCCCCCAGCCCTGGCAGATATAAGCGGGTTTTGCTGTGCCAATTTCACGCGCCAGTTTGATGATACGGTCTACCGGGATACCGGTAATTTGCGAAGCCCACTGCGGCGTTTTCGCTGTGTTATCATCACCTTCACCAAGAATATAGGCTTTATAGTGACCATTTTTGGGTGCATCTGCGGGTAAGGTTTTTTCGTCATAGCCGACGCAGTATTTATCGAGAAAAGGTTGATCAACGAGATTTTCGTTAATCAATACCCAGGCAATACCCGCAACCAGCGCGGCATCGGTGCCCGGGCGAATAGGGAGCCATTCATCTTCACGACCAGCAGCCGTATCGGTATATCGCGGATCGATAACAATCATTTTGGCGTTCGATTTCTCGCGCGCTTTTTCAAGAAGATAAGTGATGCCAACGCCGCTCATGCGGGTTTCTGCCGGGTTGTTACCAAACATCACGACCAGCTTGCTGTTTTCAATATCCGTGGTGCTGTTGCCATCATTACTGCCGTAGGTGTAGGGCATGGCACAGGAAATTTGCGCGGTGCTGTAGGAGCCATACTGATTGAGTGAACCGCCGTAGCAGTTCATCAGGCGTTTGACCGCCGAGGCTGATGGCGAAGAGCGGGTCATATTGCCGCCAACAATCCCCGAAGAGTACTGAATATATACAGCCTCATTGCCATATTGTTCGACGGTTTTTTTCAGGCTACTGGCGATAGTATCCAGGGCTTCATCCCAGCTAATCCGTTCGAATTTGCCTTCACCGCGTGTACCCACGCGTTTCATTGGGTAATTCAAGCGATCGGGATGATTAATACGCCGGCGGATGGAGCGACCGCGCAAACAGGCGCGTACCTGATGGTTGCCGTACTCATCGCTGCCGGTATTGTCAGTTTCCACCCAGGTCACTTCATTATCTTTAACATGTAGACGAAGTGCACAGCGGCTACCACAGTTGACGGAACAGGCACCCCAGATCACTTTTTCGCTGGCCTGTTGTACCGTTGCCGCTGCACTGCGCAGGGTGAACGGTAAAGAAAAACCGCCTGCAGCCAGCGCCAGAGAACCTATCGCGGTTGATTTAACGAGTGTTCTGCGGCTGATGCCCACCATTCGGTCATTTTTGGACATAACTCACTCCCTGTTCTTTATCGTTATATAAATGTTTATATATTGAATATTTAGCGCGCTAACAATAGAGGGAGTCTACCCATTTTGGGTTAAGAATTATTAATCCATATCAATAGAAGGGTATGAGTAATAAGGTGGGATTATGTTGTATGTTCAAATCGCCGGATGTGTCGTATCCGGCGTTCAGTCGATAATGTATTACTGCGGTTCGGCAGGCGCGCCATCCTGGGTAGACTGCGCGGGAGCAGAGACGTTACCGCTGGTGGTGCGGGTATAGAGAATTTTATGCGTATCATTAGCGCAATGGCCGACGACCTGGGAATCAGGCTGATCAACCTGGTCATTGGGTACAATACTTAACGTGAAGCTGCTTTCGGGTACGCCATTATTGATAATGCGCTGTGATATATCGCTCTGTATGCGCTCACAGGATCCCGGCGCGGCGAGTACCACGGGTGAGGCGAGGGCGAGCAGAAGCGCGGCACAGCAGGTTGAGAGTTTCATCATAAGCTCCTTACGCGAAGATAACTTCTTTAAGCATAGCATTTAACGTGTAAAGTACTGTATTTGCTACTATGATTGAGAATCATCTCTACTCTCTGGTGACTGTTGTGAAATACAAATTACTACCATGCTTACTCGCGATATTCCTCACAGGATGTGACCGCACAGAGGTAACACTTTCATTTACCCCTGAGATGGCCAGTTTCTCTAATGAATTCGATTTTGATCCGCTGCGTGGTCCGGTAAAAGATTTCACTCAGACATTAATGGATGAGCAAGGTGAAGTGACGAAACGTGTTTCTGGGACTTTGTCGGAAGAAGGCTGTTTTGATTCACTCGAATTACTGGATCTGGAAAATAATACCGTGGTCGCTCTGGTACTGGACGCCAATTATTACCGTGATGCCGAGACGCTGGAGAAGAGAGTACGTTTACAGGGAAAATGCCAGCTAGCAGAATTACCTTCTGCCGGGGTGAGTTGGGAAACCGATGATAATGGCTTCGTGATTAAAGCCAGCAGCAAACAAATGCAGATGGAATATCGCTATGATGATCAGGGTTATCCGCTGGGTAAAACCACGAAAAGTAACGACAAAACATTATCTGTCAGCGCCACGCCATCAACGGATCCGATCAAAAAATTAGATTACACAGCGGTTACTTTACTGAATAATCAACGGGTTGGTAATGTAAAACAGAGCTGTGAATATGACAGTCACGCTAATCCGGTGGACTGTCAGCTAATCATTGTTGATGAAGGAGTAAAACCCGCCGTCGAACGGGTTTACACCATCAAAAATACGATCGATTATTATTAATGCTATTGTGCGGTCGGCTTCAGGAGAGTCTGACCCGGTGTTTTGTGCTCTGCCAGATACTGATGCTGGAATATACACATGCGAATGGCATTACGATATTGACCATTAATAAAGAACTCGTGCATCAATTCACCTTCAACCGAAAAGCCAAGCTTGCGGTAAATGTGAATCGCTTTTTCATTCTCTTTATCAACGATCAGATACAGCTTATAGAGATTGAGAACGGTAAAGCCATAGTCCATTGCTAATTTGGCGGCACGGGTTGCCAGACCTTTCCCCTGATACTCCGGGGAGATAATTATCTGAAATTCTGCGCGGCGATGAACATGGTTAATTTCCACCAGCTCCACCAGACCGGCTTTTTCGCCGTCACATTCCACCACAAAGCGCCGTTCGCTCTGATCGTGAATATGCTTATCATACAGATCAGAGAGTTCAACAAAGGCTTCGTAGGGTTCCTCAAACCAGTAACGCATCACACTGGCGTTGTTGTCGAGTTGATGTACATAGCGTAAATCTTCACGCTCCAGCGGGCGTAGCTTAACACTGTGGGCGCTTGGCATAACGTGTCCTTACATTCCTTAAATCAATAACAGGTTAGGGGGTAATAACGCGGCCAGTTCGACGGTCCAGGCAGCGCAAAGTATTGGGCTCCCAGTAGGCATTGATGTTGGCGCTTTGCTCACATTTATCGCGGTTATCAAAAGCGGCGTCGGCTTTATCCCACTCTTTTTCAGTGCGTTTATTCACTTTCTGGCGCAGATTGCGCGTGTCATTCCATTGCTCTTTTTCCATAGCGGCGTGCTGGCGGCTTTGTGCACTGTCGCCAGACTCAATCACCAGTTTGTTAGTTTCGGCATGAACAGTTGTGCTCAATGCCAGTGCGCAAGGCAGCAGAATAGCGAGCAGGCCGATTCGTTTGCTGAGAGTGATTTTCATAATTCATTCCCTGTATGAATGATTAAAGGTGATTCTACACCATCCACTGCGGACGCAAAACGTACCAGGAGGGTGTTTATATTGATGATATTATGTCGCCCTATAACTATACATGATGTCAATAAGAGACAAAGATGATTAAAACAACGTTACTATTTTTTGCTACTGCGCTGTGTGAAATTATTGGATGCTTTCTGCCCTGGTTGTGGTTAAAACGAAACGCCAGTATCTGGCTGTTGCTTCCGGCGGGGATTTCACTGGCGCTGTTTGTCTGGTTGTTAACGTTGCATCCAGCGGCGAGTGGGCGTGTTTACGCGGCTTATGGTGGCGTTTATGTCTGCACGGCGTTGATGTGGCTGCGCGTTGTGGATGGCGTGAAACTGACTCTTTATGACTGGACGGGGGCGTTGATTGCGCTTTGCGGCATGTTGATCATTGTTGCGGGCTGGGGGCGCACGTAGGAACATAAATCCATTTTATCAATAAGATAAGAGGAAGTGTCAGCTGACAAAAGGTATTCTATTTCATCTTTTGTCAACCATTCACAGCGCAAATATACGCCTTTTTTTGTGATCACTCCGGCTTTTTTCGATCTTTATACTTGTATGGTAGTAGCTCAGTTGCGTAGATTTCATGCATCACGACAAGCGATGCAAGGAATCGAACATGAAGATCGTAAAGGCTGAAGTTTTTGTTACCTGTCCGGGGCGTAATTTCGTCACATTAAAAATCACCACTGAGGACGGTATTACGGGCCTTGGGGATGCCACCCTCAATGGACGTGAGCTTTCCGTGGCCTCTTATTTGCAGGATCACCTTTGTCCGCAGCTTATTGGTCGCGATGCGCACCGTATCGAAGATATCTGGCAGTTTTTCTATAAAGGTGCTTACTGGCGTCGCGGTCCGGTTACGATGTCGGCCATTTCAGCGGTTGATATGGCGCTGTGGGATATTAAAGCCAAAGCTGCCAACATGCCGCTTTACCAGTTACTCGGCGGCGCGTCTCGTGAAGGGGTGATGGTTTATTGCCATACCACCGGTCACAGTATTGATGAAGCTCTGGATGATTATGCCCGTCATCAGGAGCTGGGATTCAAAGCCATCCGCGTGCAGTGCGGAATCCCTGGTATGAAAACCACCTACGGCATGTCGAAAGGTAAAGGTCTGGCTTATGAACCCGCAACCAAAGGACAGTGGCCGGAAGAGCAGCTGTGGTCGACGGAGAAATACCTCGATTTCATGCCGAAATTGTTTGACGCGGTACGTAACAAGTTTGGTTTTAATGAACATTTGCTGCATGACATGCACCATCGCTTAACGCCTATTGAAGCGGCGCGCTTTGGTAAAAGCATTGAAGATTATCGCATGTTCTGGATGGAAGACCCGACGCCTGCGGAAAACCAGGAATGCTTCCGTCTCATTCGCCAACATACCGTCACACCCATCGCAGTGGGTGAAGTCTTCAACAGCATCTGGGACTGCAAACAACTGATTGAAGAGCAACTCATCGATTATATCCGCACCACGCTGACCCATGCAGGCGGAATTACCGGTATGCGCCGGATTGCCGATTTTGCTTCGCTGTATCAGGTACGTACTGGCTCACACGGTCCTTCCGATTTGTCACCAGTCTGCATGGCTGCGGCGCTGCACTTTGATCTGTGGGTCCCCAATTTCGGTGTCCAGGAGTACATGGGTTATTCCGAACAAATGCTCGAAGTCTTCCCGCACAACTGGACTTTCGATAACGGCTATATGCATCCGGGAGACAAACCGGGTCTTGGCATCGAATTCGATGAAAAGCTGGCGGCGAAATATCCCTATGAACCTGCTTATCTGCCAGTCGCACGTCTGGAAGATGGCACGCTGTGGAACTGGTAAGGAGTAAGGTAATGAAAAGCATTTTAATTGAAAAACCGAATCAACTGTCGATTATCGAACGTGAAATACCCACCCCGTCAGCGGGTGAAGTACGAGTAAAAGTGAAACTTGCCGGAATTTGTGGTTCAGATAGCCATATTTACCGTGGGCATAATCCTTTTGCGAAATATCCGCGCGTCATTGGTCATGAATTCTTTGGCGTCATTGATGCGGTGGGTGAAGGTGTGGAAAGCGCCAGAGTCGGTGAACGCGTTGCTGTCGATCCGGTGGTCAGCTGTGGGCATTGCTATCCGTGCTCTATAGGTAAGCCGAACGTTTGTACGACACTTGCTGTATTAGGTGTGCACGCTGACGGTGGTTTCAGTGAATATGCCGTGGTTCCGGCAAAAAATGCGTGGAAAATTCCTGAAGCAGTGGCCGATCAATATGCGGTGATGATCGAACCTTTTACCATTGCGGCTAACGTTACCGGTCATGGTCAACCGACTGAAAATGATACCGTTCTGGTTTATGGTGCCGGTCCAATCGGCCTGACGATCGTTCAGGTATTAAAAGGCGTCTATAACGTTAAAAATGTGATTGTTGCCGATCGCATTGATGAACGACTGGAAAAAGCGAAAGAGAGCGGGGCAGACTGGGCGATTAATAACAGCCAGACACCGCTTGGCGAGATTTTCGCTGAAAAAGGCATCAAGCCGACATTAATTATCGATGCGGCTTGTCATCCTTCTATCCTGAAAGAGGCCGTAACGCTGGCTTCTCCAGCGGCACGTATTGTATTGATGGGCTTCTCCAGTGAACCGTCTGAAGTGATTCAGCAAGGAATTACCGGAAAAGAACTCTCTATTTTCTCTTCACGCTTAAATGCAAATAAATTTCCGGTTGTTATCGACTGGTTAAGTAAAGGGTTAATTAAACCAGAAAAATTAATTACCCATACGTTTGATTTCCAGCATGTTGCTGATGCCATTAGTTTATTTGAACAGGATCAAAAACATTGCTGCAAAGTCTTGCTCACTTTTTCTGAATAATACCAATAACGGCGAGTAAGTAGTACGCATCTTACCTCTTTTTTAGAGATAACCATTATGACAATAGAAAAACATGAAAGAAGCACTAAGGATTTGGTGAAAGCAGCAGTATCGGGATGGCTGGGCACTGCGCTTGAATTTATGGATTTCAAGAGTCATGCGTGTTAACTATTTGATAAATATTAAATTAATTTTTCATTGATTCGTTATGGGGCATGGTTGGGGCAAACTCGCTTAACTGTGTATTTAACAAAGCTACCTGTGCATTATTGTTTTCAGACATCCATTTTCCGTATACCTGAAATACCATTTGCGCATCTGCATGGCCCATCTGGTTTGCTATAAATGCCGGGTTAGCACCAGCTGTCAGCGACCAGCAGGCATAAGTATGTCTCGACTGATATGATTTGCGGTGGCGGAGGCCAGCGCGCTTTATCGCTGCGTCCCACATCTGCCTTATTGAGTCAACGGTAAAATGGTCACCATAATTTTTTACTCTCACTGACACTTCAGGTTGAAAAACAAAGGTGCATTTTTGTTTTTCTGTTCTGCCGAACTCTCTGAGGTGAACGTCAATAATATGTTCTTTGCTCAGCCTCGTTAGTGTCATCTGACTCCTGAGAGCGTCGATTGCAGGCTTGATAAGGTGAATTACCCGATTGGTACCAGCCTGTGTTTTCGGTACCGTAAAACGATCTTTTGCTAAATTTCTCCTGATCATCATTGTTCCATTTTTCAGATCTATGTCCTCCCACCCAAGCGCACACAGTTCACCAGGGCGAATGCCTGTATAAACAGAAACACACCATAAATTTTTGGCCTGCTGATTTCTGCAGGCATCGATAAGACGGATAAATTCCTCCCGTGAAAGAGGATCAGGAATGGTTCTTGATTCCTTTAATGGCGAGATCCCCTTAAACGGATTATCTGCCAGGTAACCGTTATCAACACCAAACTGGAACACGGCGTAAAGATTTGTCATGTAATTATTTACGGTGACAGCCGATCTCCCCGGTTGTGTAACAATATAATTACTTTTTGGGATCTGGTATCCAGTAAGTAACTCTTTACGTACCGCCAGCAATTTTTCTTTATTAATCGACGATGCAAGATTTTTTTCACCGATTATGCTCAGAATATTTTTGATGACGGCACGGTACGTGTTGAGTGACGTTTTTGCGACTTCCGTTTCTTTCAGTGCCAGAAATTTTTCAGCCAGTTCCTTTATGGTTAAATCTTGTCGGGCCTCACCAAATTTTTCCAGATTGTGTGAGGAGGGAAACTGTTTTGCATAGTCGAAAACGCCGGTTTTTATTGCATAACAAACAGAGGCGCGCAGCTCACCTGCAATGCGCCTGTTTTTTGTCGTGTCAGGAACCCCCAGATTTTCCCTGACTCTTACACCTTTATAAACAAACCAGATACGTAATTTCCCTCCATGGTTTTCCACGCCTGTCGGATATTTCATTTTAGCTTCTCTCATTGGTTAGTATTGTTTTTAGTCAAGTAAGATGACGTCTTGGTCTTGCTGATGCCTGACGTTCAATCCAGCGATCAATTTCTTCCAGGTTGTAAAAGCATGGGCTGTTATCCCATGGCATACCGTCATGGGCTACATGCTTATATTCCCTTCCTTCCATAAACGATTTTTCCCTGGCTTTTTTTAGCGTTCCTTTTTTTATTCCTTTCAGCGCAATTAGCTGTTCTTCGGATACCCATTTACCGGGAGAGACAATCATGATTACTTCGCTCATCGCTTTTATCTCTTACTTCAGATGAGCGCCGGTTGCAGAATACCAGTCACAACCGGCGATGGTTGAACATTAAAAATCAGCCTGACTCGGGATCAGTTTTTGTATCGTAGCTGTAACGTATTTTGCCTGGTGACGGGCATCATCCAGCGCATTGTGGCGCACGCCTTCAAATGGAATAACTGTTCTGGCATCAAAGTCGATTGTTTTTCCCAGCTCAACGATTGTGCGTACATCGCGATCGTTGTAGTAGCGCCACGGGCAGGGGATGTCCAGACGTTCGTATGAGGTGCGCAAAATTGCGTTATCGAAAGTTGCACCATTACCCCATACCTGAACGAATTTTTCATCTGAGTATTCGTTGATGAACTCCCGAAACCGCGAAAGGGCATCCTTCAGTTTTACCTGGTCTGTTAAAATGGCAGCTCTGGCTTCACTGGACTGCTTCAGCCACCATTCGATGGTTCCACCGTTAGGAACAGCCCCTGTATTCATTGCGTCAGTCAGACTGATAGCGATATAAAATACTGGCCCGATTTCCCCTGTTTGTGGGTCGAAGAAAACCGCACCAATAACCACGATGGGCGCATTGGTGTTGGTTCCCATTGTTTCAAGGTCGATCATCAGGTGATACCACACTCTGCTGGTGGATGTGATAACGTGATGACCGTTCACCGCAATTAAGGGATCTGCCGTCTCGCCAGTTTCATTATCGCTGGCGTGGTCCTGAGCGCTGCCAGCATTCTCCTTGTGTGGATGTTCAGCGTCTTCCATTTCCTCCGGATCATTTTCCTGAACTTCAACCTGATTCTCTTCATCGAATGTTTCCTGGTATGTTGCGTCGCCCATCACCGCGCCACAATCAGGGCAGTTGCCGCCACCGCTCTGACCGCAGGCGGTGCAGACTTTTTCCGGCTCCTGTTGCGCTACTGGTTCAACCTGTTTCGTTTCTGGCTCGTTTTGTTGCGCATTTGGGCTGTTTTGTTCCGTTTTCTGGTCGTTCTGTTCCGATTCTTGCTGGTTCTGGTTTGCAGAGTCGCGGGTTTCAATCCCCTTCACCCATTGCGGATCATTCGGGTCGCTAATCCCTGCAACAAATTCTCCGCGAGAGGCAGCAAGCAACTTATCGGCGTCAGGCTGGCTGATATTGGCTGCCTGCATAATTTTGTTTACTTCTTCAGCGGTAACTTTTACCGGCTCTGGTTGTGCGGTCGTGTCAGATGCACCAGTATTTTGTTGTGAACCTGAGTATGTACCGTTTTTGCGGGCAAAATATTCTTCTTTCGTGATTTCAGTAGCCCCTGCAGTCAGCGCCTTATTCAGACCAGAAAGTTTGTTTGCGCGACCGTATTTTTGTAATGTTCCGGTGACCTCATCTTCACAGAAATTTTCACGCCATTAGCATTCCGGTATTCGTATAACTTCCTTCTGT